TGTTTATGACCTAAGAAGAATGTGGAGACTGCCAGGGTCTAAGCATCAGGAAACTGGTCGTTATAAAACAAAGCTATCTAGTGATATTATCTATTCAGATATAGACAACATTATTAGCTACTGCTCGGTGGAGCAAGACAACACAGTTGCTGATCAAGAGTTTTCCTACACTGCCAATGAATGGTATAGAGAGTACTCTTATAAAATGGAAGAGGACAGAAATAAACCTAAAGACATCCTTGCCTATTTTAATCAATATGGATCAAAAGCTCGTATAGATGTAGAAGACTCAAATAAAGTCTTTGACAAAAAAAAGTTACTTGAAAACTGTTCAGCTTTTTCTAGAATAGAAAGTGAAGCAAAAGAAAAACATCACCTAGATCATGAATCTAGACTTTTCTTGTGTTCAATATTAACCTATACAGATGATGCGGTTCAATATCTTCACGATGTTCTAAGTAATTGTAATGATTATAATCCACGAAAGTCTTCTGCTCATATAAGCGATTGGATTAAGAGAAGAGAGATCGGAATTGGCGGTAGACCTTATACATGCGAGAGAGCCAACGCTGCCGGAGTTGGATGTGGAGATTGTTCGTTGGAACAAAACAAAAAATGGGTTAAGATCGGTGACAAATATATGGAAACAGATGAAAAAGTATCTCCTTCACCTATAAGATTTGCATATAATGTAGAAAAAAAAGGAGGTGAAAAGAAAAATGATTGAAGACACAGATGACGTAATCGGCGTATGCAGTGAATGCCACTCAGATCAGCCAGAAGAATATATGTATAGAAGTCCGTTTGCTCAAAACGGAACAAATGTACCATGCAAGTATTGCGGTGGAGTAGTTGTTATTACTTATAGAGAATCAAGAGACGACGCTTTAAATCAAAGCGATAGAAATAGAGGAATAAATTGAAAAATTGGACCAACCTACATAACCACACTGTCTATTCAATGTTAGATGGACATGGTAGGGTTGAGGAGTACTTGTCAAGAGCAAAGGATCTTGGCATGGTTGGGTTAGCTACGACCGACCATGGCAATATCCACTCTTGGCTTGACTTCTACGATGCTGGTACAAGCGTTGGAGTTAAACCTATTCTTGGTTCTGAGTTCTATCAAGCTAGAAAAACTAGATTTGATAAAGATGAAGAAGAAAGAGCTGGCAAGGCAAAGAATGAATGGGAGCAAAGAGGCCCATATCATATAACGATTCTTGCAAAGAATAATGTAGGCTATAAAAATATTATAAAGATTTCTTCTAGGTCATACACAGAAGGCTTTTATGTAAAGCCCAGAATAGACCATGACCTTATAGCTGAGCATTCAGAGGGTATCATTGTGTTATCCGGCTGCTTGAATCGGAGAAGTAGCTCAAGCTCTCTTAAGAAATGATTACGACTTTGCCCTAAATGCTGCACTTAAGATGCAGGACATTGTTGGTAAAGAGAATTATTTTATAGAGATTCAAAATCATGGGTTAGCCGAACAGCTGAAGATAACAAATCAGCTTGTAGAAATTGCTAACAAAATAGGTGCAAGAATAGTTCCAACTGGGGACTGTCATTACGTGCACAAAGAAGATGCTCACGCCCATGATATTATGTTGTGCGTTGCAACAAACAGTAATATTTATACTGAGAATAGATTTTCTTTTAGTGGAGATAATTTTTATCTTAAGTCTTATGAAGAAATGGCTTCTACTTTTGATGAATCATGGCTAAAGAATACTCTTCATGTTTCTGAAATGGTTGATGTTAACTTAAGTTTTGGTGATCTCTACTTTCCAAACTATCCAATTGAAAACGGTCAAGATGTTGACTCCTACTTAAATGGATTAGTCTGGTCTGGTTTAAAGAAAAAGTATGGAGATTCACTTTCAGATGAGATCGTATCTAGAGCCAACCATGAGCTAAGAGTCGTAAAGGAAATGGGTTTTCCTGAATACTTCTTAGTGGTATCCGACCTGGTTAACTGGGCAAAAGATAATGACATTAGAGTTGGCTGGGGAAGAGGTTCTGCAGCAGGCAGCATCCTTTCGTACGCTTTAGGTATTACAAATTTAGATCCACTTAAGTTTGGACTAATGTTTGAAAGATTCTTAGTTGAGGGAAGAAAGTCAATGCCTGACATCGACTTGGACTTTGACGATAGACATAGAGATAAAGTAATTGATTACGCCAGATCTAAATATGGGCATGACAGAGTTGCTCACATTTGCACCTTCAATAAGACTGGTGCTAGACAATCAATCAGAGATGCAGCGAGAGCACTTGGTCATGACTTTTCAACTGGCGATAAGGTCTCTAAGCTTGTTCCACCTCCAGTTTTAGGAGTTTCAAAAAACCTGGGCGAGTGCATGCAGGTTACCGAGTTTAAAAAAGAATACGAATCCAGCGAAGACAGTAAGACAATCATTAATGCAGCCTTTGGCCTAGAGGGGCTAGTAAGACAAACTGGTGTACACGCTGCAGGAGTTGTTATTTCAAGAGGTCCTTTGACGGACTACCTACCCATTATGCAAAAAGGTGTTGATTCACCAATCGTTACCCAGTGGGATATGGGTAGAGTTGAACAGTGTGGACTATTAAAGATTGACTTCTTAGGTTTAAGAAACCTTGGTGTGATTGATCATTGTTTAAAGCTATTGGAAAAAAATAAAGATATTAAAATAAATCTAGATGAAATACCATTAGACGATAAAAAGACTTTTGATGAGCTATGCAAGGGCAACGCAATAGGCGTGTTTCAGCTTGAGTCATCTGGAATGAGACAGCTAATGGTTCAGCTGCAACCTCAAGATATTAAAGACATTATGGCCCTAATATCACTTTATAGACCAGGGCCAATGGGTTCTGGTATGGATAAGCTTTATATAAATAGAAAGCACAACAGAGTCCCAATAGACTACGAACACCCTGCAATGAAGTCTGCACTTCAAGACTCCCTGGGCATCATGCTTTACCAGGAAGACGTTCTAGCTGTTGCTAAGGACTTAGCTGGATTTACTGTTCCAGAAGCAGATGATCTTAGAAAAGTTATCGGTAAAAAGCAGATGGATAAAATCCCTAAGCTTAGAAAGAAGTTTGTTGACGGCTGCTTAGCAACGGTTGATATCACAGAAGATAAAGCTAATAAAATATTTTCTGACATTGAATACTTTGGTGGCTATGGTTTTAACAGAGCTCACGCAGCAAGTTATGCGATGGTCTCCTATATCACTGCTTACTTAAAAACTCATTATACAGCAGAGTACATGGCAGCTCTACTAACATCCGTTGCTGGAAATAAGGATAAGTCAGCACTATATCTTTCGGACTGTAGAAACCTTGGTATAAAGGTAGCACCTCCGTCAATTAATTTTTCTATGCACGACTTTGAAGTTGTTTCTGACACAGAAGTTCTTTTTGGTCTTTCTGCAATCAACGGTATTGGCCCAGCAATAGCAGACGCAATTATTAATTGTAGAAATTCAGATATGCCCTATGAATCAATGCACGACTTCATGAGAAGATGCGATTCTGTTATTTTAAAAAAATCAACGATAGAACATCTGGCTGCATCTGGAGCTTTTGATGAACTTATATCTTTAACCGAAGACATTGAATTGAATAGAAGAAGAGAGTTAGAAATCCTAGAAAGAGAAAAGAGTGAACTTGGTATTTACGTATCAAAGCACCCTATAGAGGGTGTCTGGGATGCTATTAAACCAAAGATCGATTCTGAAATCTTTGATCTTTCAGATTACTCTGCTGGTTCTAAGGCAAAAATTGGTGGAGTTATAACTTCTTGCAAGAAAATGATCACCAAAAAAGGGATGAAGATGTTCAAGATGAACATAGAAGATTTAACTTCTGGAATTGAAGTTATTATTTTTCCCAAAGAAGCAAGACAAATGGAAGATGATTTCTTTTCAGAAGGAGACATCGTAATATTTAACGGCACTGTTTCCAAAGAGGGAGACGAAGAAGCTTCTACTGTTAAATTAATTTATACATCCTGCGAAAAAATAGATAGCGCAATACTTACTGGTAGTAGACCTATAATTTTAAAAGCTGATTCAATGGTATCTAATGAAAACATACAATCTATATATGATATAATTAATGCAACAAATGGCGCTTCCACTGTATTTTTAGAAATGACAGATGGAATCAAGAAGTATAGTTTTAGATTTAATAAAACTACTTCTCTAAAAATAGAAGATAAATTACAATCAATAATTAATTTAGGATAAAGAATGATTAGTCAGGTAACAATAAATCCAACGCATAAACCTTGCTGGGTATTCTGTTCCTCGTGCAACAGATGCCAAGACAAGGGTAGATACAGTAAGTGCGGAGACTGTAGTGGTAGGTATGATCCAAACTTAAAAATTCTTCCACACCCAGATGATTTCTGCGACTGCAAAAATGGTGTTCTTAGATGGAGAACTCAAGAGGGTAGAATAATTATCACTAGGTTCAAGTCAAATCCGTTCAAAGGTAAGGTTACCTATGAGAAAAAATCAGAAGATGAAAGAGATTGGGACTCTTATGTTAGAGACATGAGAGAAAAGCTCAATGACCCAAATTGGAACCCCATAACTATAGTCGAGGATTAATTTAATATGATTTCAGAATCAGGAAGAATTACAAAAGGTTCTGCCACTCTAATAGAGTACGCAGAGACAGAGAATGCAATTCCGGATAAATTCTTTTTACAAAGTGGAGTAGTTGGCCTTTATGCTTCTGCTCAAGAATTAAAAGATATTTACACCATACTTCACTACTATCTAAATATAGAAGATCTTAGTAAGTGTAAGATTAAAATTGGAGATGAATATGTCGATATTTAATAATGATGATTTCATGGAAATTGCAGAAACAGGATGGATGCCAGTAGGCGACGGATGCTATTTAAATAAGTTTAATTGGCACACTATTGATCAAATTGGTAGAGAATATGACAAAGATGGTAATTTAGTTTATGACCCAGAAAGAAATAATGACCAAGATTAAAGTTAGATCAATACAAGATTTAGATCCACTGGAGAAGTTGTGTCTTACTGACTTTTCTTATTCAAGGCTTGATACTTACAAGATGTGTCCAGCTAAATATTTTTATAGTTACATACAAAAAGAGCCAAGAACTTTCAATGATGCAGCAGTTCTTGGGAACATAGTACACTCTGTTTTGGAAGAGTGTTTAGATAATAAGTCTGAACTGAATCTTGAGCAACTGCAAGAAGAGTATGTAAAGCAAAAAGAAAGCTACGATCCAACTGGCAATATACCGGAGAATTTAATTTCTGTTGGATCCGAGATTCTTAATGAGTTCTATGACAAGCACTATGAAGATTCGTTTGATATATATGACAAAGAATTTGGCTTTAGTTTTGTTATAGGTAACTATCTTGTTAATGGATTCATAGATAGAATAGATTTTTATGATGACAATACGATAAATATCATCGACTATAAAACTCGGAAAATGGGAAGTAACACAAAAAGAAGTCCCAACAAACCTTCAGCTAGGCATTTATGCACTAGCCGTGTCACTTGCTTTTCCAGATAAAGACATTAGAGCGGAACTTTACTACCTAAGATCGGGTAGAAGAAAAGCCCATACCTTTACGAAGGAAGATATTGAACAGGTAAAAGTTTCTCTGCTTGAAAAGATCAATCAGGTAATTGACGATAACTCTTTCTTGCCAACATCCAATGAAAGAAACTGCACGTTCTGCGACCACGCTAAATCCAGAGCTTGTCCAACTGGTGTTGCGAGATTAAAAAGAATGGGTAAAATATAAAAGCCAGGGCTTAATGCCCTGGCCAATATATTTAAGCTCAAAAGCTCAGTTAGAATGATTCTACTGGGTTCTCCATTGCGTCGTCAGCGAGGGAGAAGCTGTTCTCTACCACAAGCTTTGTAGCTTCCTTGTGGCTGAAACCAACCTGAGAGAGTCCCTCAATGACGTTCTCGTTGATATTCTGACTGATGCTGTTGATGATTGTGTTTAATGTGTTCATAGTGGCCATAATACCATCTATCTCCTTGGTTTGCAACCTGTTGGTTGGATTTTTTTTGTATTTTTATTTGTTGTAAAGTATAATATTAATAACATCTAGTAGACCTTGAGGTTACCATGAAGGATTACCAAATAACAACTCCAGAAAACTTTTTTTTGGAGAGATCTAAGCTTAAAAAACATCCTAATTTTTCCAAGCTCAAGAATGACTACATTGATCTGCATATTCTAGAGGATGAAAACAAGAAAACAACTTCGACCAAAGGAAATGCGTATAAAAATACTAAGTCCGGATACAGGCCAGATCTTGGAATTAACCTGAGGTCAAATTGGGAAGCAAACTTTGCAAGGATACTTAATGCGTACAAGATCAATTTTGATTTTGAACCAGTTGTATTTCCATTTCCAATTAAAAAAGGCACAAAAGCTTATACTCCTGATTTTTATATACAAAAATCTTCAGAGTGGATTGAGCTCAAGGGTTACCTAGATGATAAAAGCAAAATAAAACTTAAGAGATTTAAAAGATATTACGCAGAAGAATTCAGTAAACTAACATTCATAATAAGTAAGTACTCCAGCGAAGCCAAAAAGTTCGCAGCAGAAATAGAAATACCGTATGTTGTTTACTACGAGGATATAAGAAATTTTTATGCAGATAAGATACCCTGCTGGGAAGGAAAATAATGGCATCCTACAAAGAGCAATACTACTCTTTGAGCGAAGAAGAGATGCAGGACTTAATAGCTAAAGCTAAAAAAGGTCAATCTAACGCTCAATATGAATTATTAAAAGTGTTTAATAATTTCCTAACAAAGTACGTAACAATGTTGTATTACGGAAAATATAATTTATCCGACTATGACATCAGAAGGTTTACTTCATTATTTGTTAAAGATAACTTTGTTAGATTTAACTTGATGAAAAATCAACTTAATCAAGCCGGCTATAAGCACGTAAACGAATGTCTACGACGGCATTACCTATATGGCAAAAAGATATGGAGACGAAGAGGATGTCAGGCAAACTGTAAATATGACATTCTTTCAGTGCATAACTAGATACCAAAGAAGGGATTCAGAAAAGGGTCCTATTCCATTTAGTGGATTTTTGTACAGTTATTTCTTTTACCTGTTAAAGAAGAATGTTGATACATTTTTAATTGATCAACTTGGAAGAAAGACTTTTCCATTATTAGCTGATGATGATAATTCAGAAGAGGACGAAGAAGCTCAACCTGGATTCAAGGCTCCGCCAGTTGAGTATACCATAGATCAGATGCTGGGAACGCAAGAGGTAAATGAGCTTTGGGTTCTTGGTCAAGATTGCTATCCTCCATATGATCATCTGACTGTTCAAGAAAGACAGTTGATAAAGTGGAGATATGTTGATAGCATGAAGTCTTCAGAGATTGCCCAAGTCATTACTGAACATCCAAATACAGTAAGAGATCACATATCAAAGGTCAAGCTCAAGATAAAAGATGCTATAATAGAGAACAACATGGAAGATTTAGTTTCTATATTTAAACTGGAAGATTAATGAACCTTCAATCAATAGAAAAACTTAATGATTTATTATCAGAATTCTTAAGTCCGCAAATAACAGAGATACTAGACGCTTATGGATCTGGCTCTTCTTCGGAACAATACTTTGTTAACATACCAGAGTCAGATGCAGTAGACATGACTTTAGCTGACCTAGCTTCCTTGGTTGCTAGAACTTCAAATGTCTACGGAAGAGTCACGAGATTCGCCGGCATGTCTAGGGCATATTATAAGATATGCGAAGGAAAGTATAAGAAAGTCTACAAGTCAAATAGAACTGGCAAGAACGAAGCAGAGAGAGAAGCAAATGCCCTTGAGGCTGCAGAGGAACAGTACACAGCTATGGTTACGGCAGAGTCTGTTGTTCAGTTAGCAGAGTCAATGGAGGGTGCTGCACGAATAGCATCTGAATCTGCAAGAAAACTCCTTGATAAAGTTCAATCAATGCAGATAGCTTCATACAGAGAGGAGAAGGGGTCCTACTTAGATAGTGACTTCAGTACTTATTAATATATGTATATTGCACATTATAAATCTGTATCTTCACCAGAAGAATTCTTTTCTACTTCTAGAGATACTTTAGATTTTCCAACTCAAGTAGAATTTGACAATAAAAGATATCTTTTAAACGCAACACATCATGTATCCTCAGAGTCACAACTGGCTAGAATAAAGAACTTTGCTAAGATTAATCATATTAGATATGATGTTAAAGTATGAATATAGAAGTTTTCTGTGACGGAGCTTCTAGGGGGCAAGGCCAAAAAAAGTTTGGAGAAGCCGCTTGTGCTGTTGTTGTTTATAAAAACAGAAGAAAGATTGCACAATTTGCTAGAGGGCTAGGCGCAAGAACTAATAACGAAGCAGAATACGAGGCAGTGATTGCTGCGCTTCTCATGTGTTCTATGTCTGATCTCATTGATCCAATCATATATACTGATTCAGCAGTTGTGGCAAACCAAATTAATGGGAAATGGAAATGCAGAAATGCAGCGCTTGTACCCCTTCTAATGACTATACAGGACATAAAAGAAGAGTATAAGTTTAGGGTAATTCAAGTTCCTAGAGCTTTTGTTTGGGAACCAGATTCACTAGCCAATGAATTTCTAAATCAATTAGAACTAAAGAAGAGTGAACTAGAAGAAAAAGTGATACAATAACAAAATGAGCAAAATATATAATCCAGATTATCCAATCGTAGTTGGCCTAGCTGGCAAAGCTGCAACTGGAAAAACATCTGTGGCAGAAACCATAGTTCCTAAAGCTAGTTTTGACAAAGTAAGATCTGGGGTCTATTGGGATCATATCTTTTTCGCAATGCCACTTTATGAGCTTTTGTCCAATAGGACTAAGATAGAAGGAGAGAATTCTCAGTCAAGAAAACTCTTTGCCATTCACGAAACATTATATGATCTTTATGGTAACTCTACATTAGGAAATATTCCAGATTATTATTCTTTTATTAACCTGGTTGACAATATATATAGAGAGCCCATTGATACTTACGGAGCAAAGCCAAGATCTTTCTTGCAAAAAGCTGGTGATATGTGTCGAGCCTATGATCCAAAGTGTTTTGCAAAGTGGGGCATAAAGAAGTCATATGAACTTCATAGGGACTACGTTAAGTCCTTAGAGGAAGAAGATCAACAAAAACCTTACTGTGTTCTTATATCAGATGTAAGATTTGAGAATGAGGCTGAATCAATTCTTAAGCTTCCCAATAGTATGTTGATATTATTTGAGGCTTCAGATGAAGTAAGAAGAGATAGAATCTATTCAAGAGACGGGGTTTATATGACCGATGAACAACTTTCTCATAAATCAGAAAAAGAAATAGATAGTTTTTCACACCTTGCATCAGGTACAATAGACTCTTCTTCCATGTCGGTTGAAGACCAAGCCGTAAAAACAATAACGTTAATTAAAGAAAAGTTTGGTTTAACAAGCTATGCCCAAAATTAATAGAAGTGCACAAGAAGAGAGCTTAGGCTCACCAATAGAACAGGTGGTAAATTTAATGTCCGGAGAAATTTCAGTATCCTCAAGCCCAGTATTCATTTGCGGGGTAAATAGAAAAGTTAACATTGGCAACTTTGAGAACATTGACATCTATGCTGGGATCACTATCCCCCTGGCAGATGTTGATCCATCAGATAGAGAAGCTTTCAATGAGGCCGTAAAAGACGCTGCTGCATACGGCTTTTCTTTAGTTTCCAAAGAAACTGGAGAGAGATATATGCTAATTAAAGAGGGTCAGCAGGGTAAGTGATATTACTATAATCACTTAGTTGATCTTCTCTGGGTGGTTAAATGGACAATTACTATAGCGTGATAGTTGCTGTGATAGCTTCTTTCTCTTCGATTTTAACTTATCTTTTAACTACCTCATACCAAAAAAGGGTTGTTTCTAAAGAAAAAGAGTTAGAATTTTATAAAGTTAAAACAGAAAATCTTACGGTTGAAAGAGAAATTCTTACAGCTGAAGAAAAAAGTTTACGAGAAATGTTGCGCGAGCAGCTAGAAACGTGTAAAATAGAGAATGAAAGACTTGATAAGGAAATGGAAAACCTAAAAAGAAGGTTACTAACTGTAGAACAAGAATTAAAAGCTTGGGAGTTAGGTTTGAAAGTTCCTAAAGGTTTTGAATTAATTCAATTAGATACATATGAGACAGAGGTAGATTAAATGTTTAAAAAATTGGTCAAAAAAATTAAGGGTCTGGTTGTTCCAGCTAAAAAAAAGTTGGACAAACAAGTAGACCAAATTTTAAATGAAGCGGAAAAGCTAGCTGAAAAAGCCGACGAAAAGATTGAAGAGATCAAAGTAGAGGCTGCAGTAAAAGTTGAAGAGGCTGTCAAAGAAGCAGTGGCAGAAGCTGTCACTTCTAAAAAGAAGTCTCCTGGTAGACCAAAAGGTGCTGCCGCAACTAAGAAAGCTCCCGCAAAAAAATCTGCTCCTAAAAAGTAATAACTAATCTCATTTGTACAAAAAGCCCCCTGCCAATTGGTGGGGGGCCTTTTGTTTTTGTAGCAAAAATGTTACTATATCAATATGTCACTAGCTAAATTTCGCAAAATAACCAAGGGTAATGTCAAGCCCAAAAGGAAACCAAATGCCCAAGAAGAAAACAATCCGCCAAAAGAAAATAACCAAGGTAATGGATGAGTTTGGCAGGGGTGCTTTACACTCTGGCAAGGGTGGACCTGTGGTTAAAAATAAAAAACAAGCTATAGCCATAGCAATCTCTGTTGCCTCAAAGAGAAAGAAAAAGAAATAATGGCCTTTAAAAAAAGTGTATACATTAGTGGTCCTAGAATGGGAACAAATAACTACATGCACGGCATAGAGCTTGTAGACTTAAAGAAGATGTCAAAGAAAAAAGGAAAGAAAGATGCCCGCAAAAAAAGATCCTAGACTATCTAGAGCGCGGAGTAAGTGGCTTCAATAAGCCAAAGCGCACGCCAAACCATCCCAAAAAGTCTCACATTGTTGTTGCTAAAGAGGGTAGTAAAGTTAAGACTATTCGTTTTGGACAGCAAGGTGTAAGTGGCTCTCCTAAGAAATCAGGTGAGTCATCTTCATATAGAAATCGCAGAGAGTCATTTAAAGCACGACACGCTGCTAATATAAAAAAGGGCAAAATGTCCGCAGCCTACTGGGCTAATAGAGTAAAATGGTAAGGAGAAAAATATGGCAATGTATGGTGATGATATGAAAAAAGGTGGCATGAAAAAAGGTGCTACTAAAAAAGCTGCCATGAAAAAAGGTGCAGCTAAAAAGAGTGCAGGCATGACCGCAGCTCAAAAGAAGCTTCCCCCTTTCATTCAAAAAGCAATTATGAACAAAAAGAAAAAGGCTAAGTAATAGTGGCAGCAAAGAAAAAAACTGATAAGAAGTGGATCCAAGGTGCCATTAAGCGTCCTGGAGCTTTCACTGCTAAAGCCAAGAAGGCTAATAAATCTGTAGCTGGTATGGTTTCTGCCGTAACCAAGAATCCAGAAAAATATAGCCCTACAACTGTGCGTCAAGCTAATTTAGCTAAGACTCTTAGAAAGATTTCAGCTAAAAGAAAGAAGAAATAATGGCTAAGGTAAATAAACCAACTAAGCCGTCTCTTTGGTCGTCGGCAAAATCTCAAGCTAAAGCTAAATTTGACGTATACCCAAGTGCTTATGCTAATGCATGGGCCGTTAAAAAATATAAGTCAATGGGTGGCGGTTGGAAAACAGTTTCGTCATCAAAGAGTAAGAAGAAGTAATAACATGGCTGGTCCAAAGGGTGTAGGCTTAACTAAGTGGTTTAATCAAAATTGGGTTAACATTGGTGCACCTAAGAAAAAAGGTAAGTTTCAACCCTGCGGGACATCAGGTGCCGGTGGCTCAGGGTATGCTAAGTGCGTCCCTGCAGCCAAGGCAAAAGCTATGAGTGCATCTCAAAGAAAAAGTGCGGTTCAAAGAAAAAGAACATCTGGGACCCCACAAAAAGGAGTAAAAGGTCAAGCTCCAAAAAACGTTTCTACTTTTGCTAAAGGAAAAAAGAAAAAGTAATTTCATGTCAGAAGAAATTGAGAATACATTTAGTGGCTTTATGCCGATGATAAGCTATGTTAATATAAGTGAAGCAAATACAATGATCTCCACTGAAGGAGAACTTGTTCGAGCGCATACGGTCAACATCGTAACTAAAAATGGGGATAACTACGTTTTTAGTATGGATCCGGTTGATCTTATGCGCTTAGCTTTTTTGGTGTTTAAAGTAGCTGGACAACAATAGAAAAGGTATAATTGTTATATGAGTGAACAAATGTGGACATGGCTATTATTTGGTATGGAATTAATAGGCGTATATGGAAGCTATCAAGTAGGAAATAAAAAGTGGTATGGCCATTTAATAGTGGCTCTTCACTCACTTCCTTGGGTGATATATTCGTTAGTATTTGATAAGCCAGGATTTTTGGCAATGTGGATCTTATGGCAATTCGTTCACTGGCGCAATATGCTTAAGTGGAGAAAAGAAAATGGTTAACGATTGGTTTAATAACACAGTTGTAGTAACCGCTGTAACTGGAGCATACGAATACAGAGCTTCTAATTTATTTATTGATGGTGTTGATTATATATATTTTACTGACGGTCATTCACCATTTTCCATCAATGCTCCATGGAAAGAAATAATTCTAGGTGATGAAAATCTAGATAATAGAAGAAGGTCAAAAAGACCAAAATTAAATCCTCATTCTATAAACGTACTGAATAATTACAAGTACTTAATATGGATTGATGGAGACATGGAGATTTTAAAACCAGATTTTATTCCTGAAATACTTTCTTTTCTAAAAAATGGTTTTGTTATATCTCCTCACTTTGACAATAGATTTTGCGCCTATTCTGAAGCGACTATAAGACCAGCAAAATATGCTAATGAACCACTAGACGAACAGGTTAACTTTTATAAATCAGAAGGTTTTCCAGAAAACTTTGGCCTTTATGAATGTGGTGTTTCAGCAAGAGATATGACAAATAAAGATGTCCAAAAATTAGGCGAGCTTTGGCATCAACAAAATCTTACCTGGTCATATCAAGATCAAGTTAGTTTTCCATATTGTTTGTGGAAAACAGGGTTTACACCAGATGTATTACCACAAACTTTTAGAAATTATAATTGGGTACATATCAATGCTCATACAAGAGAAGACTAATATCTAATGAAAACGTTCACTATTACTTTATCTAATAATGAACAATCTAAAACACTTGCTCAAAAATCATTTAATTCTTCTATCCAAAATGGTTATGATGCGCATATATTTGAAGCGCATTGCGGTTTAGAAGCTGTTGAATATTTAAACTCTGAAAACGTATTTCCTATTTCTGATAGTTCTTATCCTTACTTTAGTCTATACAATTCTTGGACATCAGTTCCTGGAACAATAGGTTGTTTTGCATCGCACTATAATTTATGGAAAGTTTGTGTTGATTTAAATGAATCAATTATAGTCTTGGAACATGATTCAATTGTAAAAAAACCTTGGTCAAATGTATCGTGGGATGGCATTTTACATCTTGATTGGGAGGGCAGTTTAAGAAGACGAAATATGAGAAATTCAACGGACTTTTATCTTCCAGTAATAGAAAATTCTGTCTACAGGATGGGGTTTTCTCCGCAGGAAACAACTGGAGTGGTCTCCATGAACTGTACTTATGCATATGCGATAAAACCCCACGCTGCTCAAAATTTAATAACAGACGCCAAAGAAAATGGTTGGTTTGCAACGGATAGATTTATAAGGGAACCAATTGTAACTATTTTTACCATTCATCCAAAGTTAGCAGAAGAGCAACCAGAGGCAGTAGATATATCTACAACTTCTTTTTGAAAAGGAAATTAATAATGGCAATATATAATAAAGATTTTTTTGATAGAATCTTAGATGGATCTTTAAGATCAGCAAGAAATATAGTCCCAGTTATTGTTGAAAAATTTAAGCCAACTTCTGTAATAGATTTTGGGTGCGGAACTGGAGCATGGTTGTCGGTATTTAAAGAAAATTCTATACCAGAAGTTCTTGGGTTAGATGGTTTTATGTATGAATCTTGTCTTTTGGATAAAGAGGAATATAAAATAATAAATTTATCTCAAAAAATTTTTTTAGATAAAAAATATTCTTTAGCCATTTCACTTGAGGTAGCAGAACATTTACCAGAATCCGCTGCAGATGTTTTTGTTGAAAATGTTTCTTCCGCTGCAGATATAATAATTTGGTCTGCAGCTACTCCGGGTCAAGGAGGGGATGATCATATTAATGAACAGCCGCATAGTTATTGGATACAAAAATTTCAAAGATTAGGATTTGAATCTGATGAAAATTTTAAAAATTTATTTAAAGATAATTTAAACATTGAACCATGGTATAAAAATAATATAATTATATTTAAAAAATAATAAATATTAATTCTTATATTTTGATCAATGTTATCATTATATAACAACTGTTTACTATATAAATATGATGAAAATTAAAAGGAGAAAAAAAATGCCCAGAAAGTACACTGGAAACACCGATGGCAATGGCGGTAAAGCTAAGCCAGGTACTACTAAATTGGTAGAATTCATGCAGAAGAGATGGGGTTTCACCAATCTTGGCATCTATGCCAATAGATCAATGAACAACCCCAAGGCCACACCTGGTGACCCAAAGTGGTTGTCAGTCCATGCTACAGGTCGTGCATGTGACGTTGGTTATGCTAATAGAAAAGCTGCCCTTCAGGCATGGGATTGGCTACTTGCTAATACGGAAGCTTTAGGTATTGAAGAAATACACGACTACGCCTTTGATAAAGATGGTAAAGAAGGTCCAGCAAAAGCTTGGGGTCGAGGTTACCGCTGCTCAAGAGGCGAAGGCGCAAAAGGCGTAAAGGTCTATGACGCTAAAGATAACGCTGGTTCAATGGGTGGCAAGTGGCTGCATGTTGAACTTTCTCCAGAAATGGCAAATGACGCAGCTAAGTTTGAAGCTGCATGGAGAGCAATTCCAAAACCAGATCCAATCATTAAGTAGCAATTCACCAGCAATGCTGGTATAATGTACTCCTTGCTACGGAGGCCGGTGCTAGCCCCAGTGACTTAATTGTCACTGGGGCTTTCCCCTTTTTGGCCGCCGCAAAATTACGCATACCCTCTTACTATAAAGTATATCTACCTGGAGGGGTAATAATGCGTATAAAACCACGTCGTGGATCTTGGATCCTTGTATTGCTATTTATAATCGCTTGGGTTTTCCCAATAGCGGCAAGGGCTACCAGCACTCCTGTGTCCATGCCCAATGCTGGCTTTGAAGATGGCACACTAACTGGTTGGTCTATAGGCTCACAGACTGGAACACTCGGTCCGTCAATCAACGGTAACGGAACTGGCGTAACTGTCTTTAGTGGTTCTAGATTATTTAGTCACGGCGCACGCAGTGCGATGGGTAATCCTTCAAGTCCGTATTATGCACCAGCGGTTACTGCAGGCACTTGGAATTTTTCACCAAAAAACGCAACATATGCAGCACTGCTTCAACCAAAGGGTGAACAAACATTTACTCAAGCTGCTGTAGCACTTGGACTTTCTGGAAACCAAACATCACAGATAACAAGCATGTTATCATCACAGGCACAGGCATCAGGATTTGGAGGAGGAAACCCCACTGATGCTGCATGGATTACCCGTGAAGTGGAGCTCACTGCTGGCATTACTTATACAATGGCTTGGAACTATATGGCAACTGACTATGTGCCATTCAATGACGGATCTATAACTTCGCTTGTTCCTGTCACCGTTGCATCGACTCCAGTGATTACAGTTAATAACTTTGAGCAGTCTTATGCTCTTCTTGGTTTTTCTAACCCGGGAACTGGCGACTACTCAACTAACTCGTACGGCTCAACTGGTTGGCAAATGTCAACATATGAAGTCTCAGTTACCGGAACTTATAAGCTTGGCTTCACAGTATTCAACCTCGATGATACTGCACTTTCGCCAGTTTTAATGATTGACAGTGAACTTGGCACAACACTCTCGTGCGATCAGGCTGGTGGCTCATGTGAAACATTTGGTGGCGTTGAGCCCAATAATGAGACAGCTCCAACTCTTCCTCCGACTACAACAACAGAGCCACTTCCTTCGACCACAACCACGACAACAGAACCACCACCGACAACAACTACAACAACACTTCCTCCAGCAACATCTCTTGAAGTAACAAGTCTTGATGACACTACTTCCGCTGGAACATTGCGTTGGGCAATCACACAAGCAAACGCTCAGAGCGGTGGCATCTACGACAGCATTACATTTGCAAGTGGTCTCGAAGGAACAATCACGCTTACATCTGATCTTCCAGCAATTACACAAAGCGTGTCAATTACTGGCAATGGCATAGCGCAAACAATCATCGACGGCAATAATCTTTATCGCGCTATCTATAATAATGGTCAAAGATCCATCACTATCAGTGACATGACATTCAAGCAAGGAAAAAACACCACAGGCGGAATTGTCTGGACAAACCAAGGAACACTTACAGTTACTAATGTTAAGTTCACAGCCTCACAAGGTTACGCATGGTATCAACAAAATGGCACGGTTACATCATTTAACAACTGCCAGTTTACTTATCTTAGCGGTGGCATAAGTTCCGATCACGGTTCAACTCCAAGCGCAAAGAGTTTCAATGATGGCGACTATACAAACAGAGTGTACATCAACAACTCATTGTTTACAAATAACGGAACAGCAGTTGGCACAGAGCGTTTTGTGAAAGTAAATAACTCTACATTTGCAAACAACGGCGTAGCACTTCAACTCCAGGGTCTTAACCGCCAGCAAGTATTAAACTCAACATTTACTGACAACTCATCTGCTGTCTATATGTTCTCGTGGATGCCGACTCAATGGGCCTATGGTACCGACAACCAGTTAGTGGAAGGTAACACATTCACTCGCAATACATCTGCAATTAACTTTAATAACTATTTCAATAATGGTGCTAAAACATATAACAATACTGGTGCTAACTCGTGGTCAACAGCACGTAATAACACATTCGATGACAACATTGCAGATGTCGTTGGCGGATATGGAATTACTGAAGACAACAACACTGTTGTAACAACAACAACCACTACAACCACAACGACTACAACCAGCACAACTACAACGACCACAACAGTTCCAGAAGTACCAACAGGCACGACAACAACTACCGAACCAGCGGTTGTCCCCCCTCCTGTCGAAACTATTCCAACAGAAAACACTACTGTTTCAATCCCAGAACTAGATCCAACCCCAGTTTCTACTCCAGAAATAGATACAACTCCAGTAGCAATTCCAGAGCCAGAAGATTTACCAAATGAAACAATTCCAGAAGTAAGCATTCCAGAGCAAACGCAAAATACAGCGGACGAAACAATTACTGATATATTTAACAACGCAGACAACCCGGATGAACTTGGTGATGCTGTGACTGACGCTATAAATAATGCCGACTCGCCAGAAGAAATCGCAGCACTAGTTACATCTCTTTTTGATGGACCTATGAACAGTGAAGAGTTCAGTGCTGTTGTTGATTCTATCTTTGCGGACGATCTTTCAACTGAAGAGTTAAGTGCAGTTTTGGATGCAGTATTTACTGAGCCATTATCTGATGAGAAATTTGCTGAAGTAATAGATGCAGTTCTGGACTCACCTCTTACTGACGAGCAATTTGCCGAAGTCGTTGACATATTGGAATCCGATACAGTTAGCGAAGAGCAGGTAGCCGATGCTGTTGATAGCATCTTAGAGAATGGCGTTACGGCAGATCAGGCTACAGACCTGGCTACCAGTGAAAAGGTTTTGGAGAGTATTGACGGGGATCAAGCTGCAGATATCTTTGATGAAATTCCAGTGGGTGAACTAACTACAGAAGAAGAAGCAGCCCTTGTCGAAGCTGTGACAAATGCCCCAGAAGAAATTAAAAATGCTTTTGAAGAGACAATTAACGTCTATGCAGAAGGACTGGACGACTATGTCCCAGTTGGCTCTAATGTAGACGTTGGTTCTCGTAGAACCCTTTTGGCTGCCAGTGCAGCTTTGACAGCTGCTACAGCTGGCGTAGTTGGCTCTGGAGGAGGCTCAGGGGGCTCTGGAGGAGGCTCAGGGGGCTCTGGAGGAGGCTCAGGGGGCTCTGGAGGAGGCTCAGGGGGCAACTCAAACGGTCGCAAAGAAGAAGAAAATCCAGATGGCGAGGAAGAAGAAGACGCTGAAATAGAGGGTCCAGAAGATCCAGAAGATAATAACTTTACAAGAAACAGTATATTTAAATACGAGGAGGGAACAATGAAAAGAAGATTTAGCCCTTGGGGCTTTATCAAAAAATTAGGCAGGGAGACTTCAGCACTGGCTTTTACCATTTCTGGTAGCGTTGTAGTGTTTGCTACCTTGTCTGGAGAGACTAGAACTATTACCATCATAGCAACCAGCTGTGCATTTTTGGTTCATTATATTCATGCAATGATCAAGAATGATGAAGATTAATAGAATAATTCATTACTATAGGAGGGAAAGTGAAAACAGTAAGTAATATTTTGTTAAGGATAGTGGCAACATTTGCTGCATCAGGATTAAGTGTCATAGGAGCTGGAGCAATAGCCGGTGTGCCCTTATGGAAAGCTTGTTTTATGGCGCGGAATGGCAGGAGTTGCAACCGTAGTTGAAGGCTTATCAAGAGCTTTCTTAGATGATGGTAAATTATCCGCAACAGAAATTAATCAGGTTTTTAATAAAGTCGATAAGAAGGCTTCTAAACCAGAATAAGGATTAGTTAATGTCATTACCAGTACCTCCTAATATAGAACAGGGTCAGATTGCTCTAGACCCTGTAAATGGCGTTGTTTATTATAAAGACGATAATGGAGAATTAGTTGCTACTACATGGTCTTGGCTAAGAAACGACGTTTCTAATATCAGCACTGACGATGACGTCTTAATTGATTCTGACTTAACTGTTGCCGGTGACTTAATAATTCAAGGAGATACAGTAAGTCTTAATGTTGCACAAGTTTTAATTGAAGATAATATACTTGTTTTAAATTCAAATTTTACTGGTGCTCCAGTTTTAAATGCTGGCATTGAGATTGAAAGGGGCTCCGAGCCTAATGTTTTAATTAGGTGGAATGAGCTTGATAATAAATGGCAGTTTACAAATGATGGAACAACATATCTTGATTTAAATTCTATTATAGAAAACTCTGTTACATTAGGCTTGCACACAGTAGGCGAGTATGTTAAAAGCATTACAGCTGGCACTGGTATTACCGTTTCGATGCCTAGTGGAGAAGGTGCAACTCCTACAATTTCTATTGGGCAAGATGTTTCAACCTCCGCAACACCTACATTTGCCAGAGTTATAGCTCCACTAACAGGAAATGTTACTGGCAACGTAACAGGAAATGTTACTGGAAATGTAACGGGAAATTTAACTGGTAACGTAACTGGTAATCTAACTGGTAACGTAACTGGAAATGTTACCGGAGATTTAACTGGAGATGTTACAGGTGATGTTACTGGAAATGTAACAGGTGATGTAACTGGTACAGTATCCGATATTTCTAATCATGGAATATCTGATCTTTCCGATGTCAATATAAATGATCCAGCAGATGGTAACTTCCTAAGATATGATGGAAGCAACTGGTTTAATGATCCAGTTAATTTAGCTACAGATACTATTGGCGATTATGTGGCTAAGCTTGCTGCTGGAACTGGTATAACGATAACTAACAATTCAGGCGAAGGCGCAACACCAAATATATCTTTTAGTGGTTCAATAGATAATGTTTCTGACATTGTTATAACCTCTGCAGTGAATGGACAGCTTTTAGAATTCGATGGGACCAATTGGGTTAATGCTGTAAGGCCATCGTCGGAACCAATTGGACATGAAGATAAAACTGACAGCGTCATTTCCTTTAATGAGTCTACAAGAGAGTTTTCTATTTCGCCCGCCTCAACCAGTTATACCGTATGGTGTACTGGCAAAAGATATGTTAAAACCTCTACAGAAACTATAGAAATACCAGATACATCTGGTCTTTATTATATTTATTTTAATTCATCAGGTTCACTAGCATACAAAACTACATTTTTTACGTGGGATCAAGACACTCCAACAGCTTATGTTTATTGGAATGAAGTAGACAATAAAGCCTATTTCTTTGCTGACGAGCGTCATGGTATTACTTTAGATTGGGCTACTCATGAATATTTGCACAGAACACGTGGTGCTGCAATTGCAAATGGTTTTGGAGCAAATAATTATACTCTGACTGGCGATGGTAGCTTAGACGCCCATGCAAAAATAGACATAGCTGATGGTACATTTTTTGATGAAGACTTACAAGTTGACATAACACACTCTTCTTCGCCTACTGCAAATACTTGGCAGCAAAGGCTTCAGAGCGGAGCTTACATTCCGATATTCTATAGATTAAACAATCACTGGACAAAAGATGTAGCTACTCAATTCCCAGTTAAAAATAGTGGAACAAGAGCTCAGTATAACTTAAACACTGCTGGCACATGGTCAAATGCATCGATAGATAACTCTAAATATGGCGTAATGTTTTTAGTTGCCACCAACAATTTAAATGAACCAATTCTATCAATCATGGGTCAAGCCCAATATACAGATAAGGGTTCAGCAGAAGCATCAACTTGGGATCAATTAGATTTAGGTGGTTTTCCAATAGTAGAGTTTAGACCTCTATATAAAATTGTTTTCCAAACAGCAACGGCATACGCGAATAGTCCAAAAACAAAATTCGTTAACTTATTAGATCTAAGACAAATAATAGCATCTGGTGCTGGAGGTTCTTCTACAGCAGTTTCTGACCACGGTTCTTTGACTGGTCTTTTAGATGATGATCACACACAATACTTGCTTGCAGATGGCACAAGAACTGCTACATCACTAACTGTATCTGGATCAATCACAACTTCAAGTTTAATACTTGATGGAATAGAAATAGACGCAGCAACACCATCTGATACAAACGTACTTAAATACGATGCAGGACTTAATAAATATATACCAGGAGTAGCCTCAACTGTTGCTTCATTAGATGACTTAACTGACGTAGTTATTTCTTCGGCAACGCCAAACCAAGTTCTTAAATATGATGGAACGAATTGGGTAAATGCAACTGCTCCATCTGGTGCAGGCGGTAGTGTTTATGTGTCAACAATAGGTGATGGTTCAACCTCTACATTTACATTAACACATGGTTTATCGACTAGAGATATTGTTGTCTCTATCACTGAAGCTGTTTCCCCATACTCTGCAATTAATACTACTTGGGAAGCAACAACTTTAAATACTCTTACTGTTTATTTTGATTCAGCGCCTTCTTCAAATTCTGTTAGAGTCGCTGTGTATGGAGCAGTTAGTGGAGTGTCTTATCCTTCATTATCTGGATCTATGTATTCCGGCTACCACGGCAATGGCGTAGATTCAACGATAGAAGTAAACCATGGTATGGGTACAAGAGATATTTTTGTGCAAGTCAGAAATGCAAGTTCGCCATATGAAATATATGACGTAGCTTGGGAATCTACTACAACAACTAAACTTACACTATACTTTGATTTAGCACCTGCTTTAGATTCTGTTTACGTAATGGTTTATGCAGCCCTAAGTGGTGTTGCCTCAACATCTATTGGTGGCCTAACTGATGTTTCCTTAAGCGGACTAGATACTGGAGACTTCTTAAGATACAACGGATCTGAATGGATTAATGATCCAGTAAATCTTTCGACAGACACCGTTGGAGAGTACACTAAGTCTTTAGTCGCCGGTACTGGTGTGATTATAACCAATAACAGTGGCGAAGGTGCAACTCCAACAATTGCAATTGGGCAAGACGTTGCGAATTCAGCTACGCCTACTTTTGGTGCGTTAAACGTTTCAGGGGAAATAAATTCCCCAGGAATTACGATTACATCAGTTGCTAATTTGCTGAGTCTTTTTGTCAATTCAATAGAAATAGATCCATCCAGTGCATCTTCTGGTGAAGGTTTAGTTTTTAACGGGACAAAATTTGCACCAGGTTCTGTTTCATCAAATACAAGAGACGTAGAAATAAAAATAGCAATGGATGTAAATTAAGGATTTAAAATGACTAGAAAAAAAATAAAAACAGCACCAGAATTTAATATTTCTTCACAGCCGGCATTGTTTATAGCCGAAGGGCGGAGCTACCCCTAACTTTGTAGAGTTTAAAAACTCTAGCAATGAAGTAGTAACCTCTATATCTAATTCTGGTAGCTTAAATGTAACAGGATTAACCATAACCGGAGACTTAACTGTAAACGGAACTACCACTACTGTTAACTCTAGTACCTTAATCGTAGAAGACAAAAACATTGAATTAGGATCTACCGCTAGCCCATCTAATAGCACGGCAGATGGCGGAGGTATAACACTTAAAGGCTCCACTGACAAGACAATCACTTGGGATAACTCAGCAACTCCTTCTTGGAACTTAAGCGAGAACTTAAATTTAGCCTCTGCAAAAACTATAAAGATAAATAATACAGATGTATTAACTTCTACCTCATTAGGTTCATCTGTTGTAAGTTCTTCTTTAACTTCAGTTGGAAGCTTAACTAGCTTAACAGCAGCAACACCAAACTTCACTGGACCTGCAAATTTTTCTGGGCCAGT